CGCACGGCCGGGGCCGGGTTCATACCCCGCAGGCACAAACCCGCCCCGCTTTGCATACTCCACTATGGTCCCGCCGGTCACCGGTGCCGCATTCCCCTGGAAGCTCCCCCACTTTCGGAAGCACTCCCCGGATTTATACCGGCTGTCCGCTCTCGACCAGGAATCCCAGTCAGCTGCCGTCAGGCCCTCCTGTTTCAGGGCCATTCCGACATTGACCCATTCCTGGTAGTCCAGCTCGGCGGGATTGATATACGAGAGCAATTCTCTCAAATCGTATTGCATCATGGTTTATCCCCATTCATTTACCAGTTGTTCACTGCAGATGCCGGCGGCGGTGTATAAGTCCGTGGATTGATCTCATACGGAACCCGCCATCCGTTCCCGGCGATCCGGTCAATCAGATTCTTGGCACTGTTAAAGTCCCAGGTACCCACATGCTGAAAACCACGCCCTTCCAGGAACCGGATCTGCTTCGGTGTAGTCAGTCCCGCATCCTGTCGCGCATACAGCCGGTCCAGCAGCATTTTCGCCTTGCCGGCGTTTCCTACTTCATCCGGACAGATTCCGCGCTTCTCAAGGGCATCCAGCTGCTTCTGAGAGGGCGGTGCCATTTCCCAGCCGAACGAGGGAACGTACCCCGACAGGTCCTCCGCCTGGATGGACATCTCAAACTGCAGCGGGTCCACCAGTTTCCTCTTCCTGCGTTTCATCTCTGCCAGCTGTTTGGCCAGTGCCGCCTCACGTTCTGCAATGACATCTTTGGAGGCTCTTTCCTCCGCATCCTCAAGGTCCACAGGCTCGCCGCCTGCTTCCTTCTCCATGTTCTGCGTAATCTTCCTGGCCACTTCCTCACTCTCACAGATCAGGTGAGCAGGATGGCACAGCTCATGCCGTTCCGTGTGCCACAGGAAGTCCAGGAGCAGAAGGTATTCTTTTCCCGGGTAAAGTCTGGTGCCGCGCCCTACCATCTGGCTGTAAAGGCTGCGCACCTTCGTGGGCCGCAGTACAATCACGCAGTCCACAGACGGGCAATCCCAGCCTTCTGTCAGCAGCATGGAATTACAAAGCACGTTATACTTCCCTTCTTCGAAGTCCTTCAGCACCTCTGCCCGGTCCTCACTGGTACCATTGACCTCTGCCGCCCGGAACCCATTCTCATTCAGCAGGTCCTTGAACTTCTGAGAAGTCGCAATCAGCGGAAGAAACACCACCGTCTTGCGGTTCATGCAGTATTTCTTCATCTCCTCCGCAATCTTCGGCAGGTACGGGTCCAGTGCCGTGCCTATCTCGCCGGCCGCAAAGTCCCCCGACTGTATTCCCACATCAGAAATATCAATCTCCAGAGGCACCGTCTGCGCCTTTATCGGTGACAGATATCCTTCCTTTATGGCCTTCGGCAGCGTGTACTCATACGCCAGGCTCTGGAAGAATTCCCCGAGGTTCCGCATGTCTCCCCTGTCGGGCGTGGCAGTCACCCCGAGCACTCGTGCATCAGGGAAATGCTCCAGCACTCTCTGATACCCATCAGAAATCGCGTGATGCGCCTCGTCGATGATGATTACCGGGAAATAATCAGCAGAAAAACGCTCCAGCCGCTTCGGCCTCTGCATGGACTGTACGGACCCGACTGTCACCCGGAACCAGCTGTCAAGGCAGCTCTGGTCTGCCTTCTCAACAGAACACACAAGACCTGTGGACTTCCGGATCTTGTCTGCGGCCTGCTCCAGGAGCTCCCCGCGATGTGTCAGAATCAGCACGCGGTATCCCTTCCGAACCATATCCTCCACAATCTTTGCAAACACAATGGTCTTGCCTGTCCCCGTGGGGAGGACCAGCAGTGTGCGTTTCACACCACTGGTCCATTCATCCTCAACCCGGAGACGGGCCTGTTCCTGATATGGCCGGAGCTGTACGGCTGCCATTAAAACTGTCCGGGCACAAACTTCTTCTGCTCTTTCGGCAGATACTTTCCGACGCGGTTATTCTGCCCGGATGTGCCGTCCTTCTTCGTGTAATTGTTTATGGTAAGTTCCAGACGTCCGGAGGCACCGGGTACCTGGTTCCAGTCCATCTTGAGGGGCTCGCCCTTCTTTTTCTGACCGATGCCGGTGAAAAACTGGGAAAGCTTCCATTCCGCTTTCGCGTTCAGGTACAGGGTATCGAATACCCGGCCTTCCTTACCGCTGATGGGGTCACGGAGCACCAGTGTAAGGTTGGCCTGCGGGCAGGGTGACATCTTATCACTGCCGTCAAAACGTGCTCTCTCGAAGCTTTCCACGGTGAAGTCGTAAGTCCCTGCCGGTAAGAGTTCAAACTCATCGTCCTTGGTTATCGTGTCATTCCAATCCAGTTCTCTTCCCATGTCTGCCATAGTTCATAATCTCCTTATCTTTAGTTGAACGGTATTCCGCCCTGTTCCTGTGCCTCTCGAATCATCTCAACCAGCTTCGGCCAGAAGGCGATGATCCAACCATTGATAAACTCCGGGTCCATATCCTGAATGAGCGTGTCGCTCGGATAATACCCTTTGATTCCAATCACATCCTGGATACTCCATTCAGCGATGTTGTCCTTCTCCATCAGATCCCGCAGAGCCTTAGGCAGCTTCTCAGGGTCTGATACATAATGAGATACCGCACTGCTCTGCGGTGCTTCTTTCTCCTGGCTTTTGTCCGGCATCGGAATTTCCTCCGGTGCAGGTGCCGGCGGTGCAGGACGCTTTCTCTCCGGTTCAGGAGCCGGTTCCGCTCCGATTGCCGACATATCCATCTGCCGGTACGGTGCATCTGCTGCTTCCGGCATCGGTGCAGCCGGTGCAGGCGCTGCGGCCTCACCAATCACATGCTGAATCTCCTGATAGTCCATCGGGAGTTCATCCGCCAGGCCGAACCTGTTCTTTGCATCCCAGCAGGGATGATGCGTGGTATACATAACCCTGCGGCCGCCCTGGGCCTTGTTCTTACCCTTCTGGGCGCCCTTGTTGTCCACGTTTACAACCATGGTCTTGTAATTGCAGAACAGGATAATATCCGCCCATTCCTTCACCAGGGGTGCGCACTGCTTCGACAGCTTCAACTCCCAGCGGTCATAGGCCCCCATTTCATCCGGCTGCTCAAACTTCCGCATCATGGCATGAGCTGTGATCACCACATTGATTCCCTTATCAATGATGTCTGTCAGAAGGTTCAGAAGCTTTCCGAACTCTTCCTTCTCATAGGTATACCCCTTGCCATACCCGAAATCCTCGATGCCTGACACCTTGCGGGATGTGCATACATGTTCAATACAGAGCTTCTCTGCCCAGTCTGCCGTATCAATAACAAGGGTCTTGCAGCAATCCGGTTCTCTCTTTACATCCTCCACCGTCTGCAGCAGCATGGTCCAGCTGGACGGCGACGGAAGTCTGGCCACATCCATGTGGCTGGTTGAGCCCTCCGTATCGATGAATAAGGGATCCGGGAACCTGGAGGCCAGTGTTGACTTTCCGATTCCCTCCGGGCCGTAAATAACGACCTTTTTCGGCTTTGGCATGACGCCGCGTATAATCTGCATTAAAACTCTCCTTTCTTCCAGGCCTTCAGTGCAGCCGCCTTTTCAGCCTGCCGCCCGGTACCATAGCCGTCCTCAATGATGATGCTGCACTCCTCACCGGTGCTTACCCGTGTAGCAATGACCTGCAGGCCTTCCTGTTCCAGCCAGGCCCCAAACTCATGCAGCGTCCGGAGGTCCATCTGCTCCAGCTTATCCATCAGCACGAATCCGCATTCCGGGTTCAGCTTACGCACGATAGCTGTTGCGACCTTCAGCTGATCAGAACCGGACATGTTATCCCACTGCTGATTCTTGTACAGGAGCTTGCCATCCTCCACCGTAAGTCCGGGAAGCGGCAGATTCGCATGGTCAAGAAGAGACTTTTTCTCCATACGGACCGTCGTAAGCTCCTCCGTGAGTGCGTCATACTGCCGTAAATACTCCCTGGCATCCTCTTCTGCCTTATCCTTATCCAGGTTCGCCCTGACCTTCCGGTTGATTTCATCAATCTGCGCAATGTTCATCTCCAGCTCAGCGGTGGACTCATCATGGAGAGTCTGCGCATCCTTCATGGCAATCTGTTCGTCGTCTGCCGCCTTCTGCCAGGCTGCTTTACAGTCATCCAGCATGGCCTTCATTTCAGCGATCTGCTGTTCCAGATGCTCTGCCTTTTCGAAAAGACGGTTCTTCTCCATGGTGATTACACGCACCCGGTCACGTTTCCGCTGGTTCTCACCATTCCGGGCAAGAATCTCCTGCTGCTGACGGATGAGTTCGGAAGCAGATACCGGTTCAGCCGGTGCATCCGGATAATAAATCTGTTCATCCGCGAACTTCTTTTTCTGGTCAGCAATGCGCCCGATGGCGGTGCGGTCGCTGTAAATCTGTTTCTCGCGCTGTTCCAGTTCGCCCAGCTTCGGTCCGATGCCGATGATGTTCAGAAGAGTCCTGGCCTTTTCCGCATCAGATGCCTCCATGAACTTCGGCAGGTTCAGTGCCAGCTTTTCCACAAAGGTGTCCAAGAGCTGCTGCCCTGCCTTCTGCCCCGTGGGATCTGTCACCGTGAGGGTGCTGTTCTTGCCCTTCCGCTCCACCACAAGACCGTTCGACATGACGATATGCAGATACGGCGGTGTAACAGAGCCTTCCCGGACCGGTTCCGACGGCCGGAAGCTGTTCCCGCCCAGCGCCCAGGCGATGGCATCCAGTACCGAGGTCTTTCCCTGGTTATTGTCTCCGCCAATGATGGTCAGACCC